AATCAGGTTACGTAGGAAATAGGACTTTGGGTAATAATCAGCGTCAAGCATACCCTTATGTAGTTGGAACTATGGCTGCAGGAAACTTGGTATCTGGTACAGCAGTTCAAGCGGCTCAATGGCCTGCCAAAGCGATTGCAGAGCGTGCTATGGGACTTAATGTTGCTAATGGAACAGGTCAAGGCGGTACGGCGGCGTCTGCTGCAGGTGCTGCAGGTGGAAGTCCAGCATGAGTAAGCAACTTAATCGTAAAGTTCTTAAGATCAATAACCGTGTAAGTATCAAGCAACATTTTCAATACGTTGAACCTATGCTTAAATCTGTAGCCAATCCTTCTGTTGTTACTTGGTCAGGTCCAGGAAAGGGTATTGAGGGAGAGTCAGTGAACTCTTACTCTACAAATGATTCTCAGGTTGTAAACAAAAACTGGCGCCCTATTTAATCTTCTTTTCTAGAACCTGTTTGCCATAATTCTCTAGAGGGCTTACCTAAGGAGACACATGAAACTCAGCAAAAAGACAAAAGCATACATCGAGCACTACATCTACGTAACAGCAGGTTCAGCATTTGCGTTGGCAGTTGAAGACGCACATGCACATCGTTCATACAAGTCTGTAGTACTTGCTTTTGCAGCAGGACTTGTTGGTCCAGCACTTGCTAAAGTTAATCAAAAGAGCCTTGTTAACACAATCGTCAAGGACACAAACCTTCCAACACCACTCGTTACAGAGGCAGTAAGCACTGCAGTTGCAGACGCAACCAAGGCAGTAGACGCAGCAACTGACGCACCAGTAGATCCAGCAAAGTAGTCTCGTAACTTCATGAACAGCAATACAGCCATCACGTTGACAGCGATAGGCGGCGTCCTTGCCGCCATCGTTGCAATTTATCAGATCTTTAAACCGCTTCATACAAAGGTCAAGAAGTTTAGTGAATGGGTGGACAAGTTCATGAGGGATTGGTCAGGCGAGCCAGAGGAGCCAGGAAGAGACCGTACACCTGGTGTCATGGAGCGGTTGAACAAGTTAGATGGAGAACTAAGCAATAATGGCGGTAAATCCACCAAAGATGTAGTGGACAAACTGTTTGCCAACCAAGAGCGCGTTATAAGTATCTTTGAAAACGTCATTGAGCGTATGATAAAGATCGAAGACCACTTAGGAATCCCGCATGACGTTGACGAGCCAATCTCCGATGATTTAGAGGAGAATTAAGCCATGAGCATGCCAATCGCAGATAGTAGTTTTAACCCCATTGCTTGGGCTGCGTACAAGTTGCCTAATACAAAGCGTATGAATTTTACAGACCCTAAAGTTCATAAGAAGTATACCGAGCAGGCGCAAGAAACTGCTACTAGTATGCAGATGGCACACAGGCCAACACCGACACCTCAAAGTACTGGAGCACCAGTACCTGGGTATCGTAAACGTGGTTCATACATTACCCCATCTAATACAGGAGCACCCATGCCAGGAACACTAAAGAACAAAGCAACAACAACTACACCAGCACAGTCATTTGGAATGTCTTCCTCATCTTCAACCAAGGTACCTGTTAAGCCACGCGGCGCTAAGCCAACTGCTCCAGGAACCCAACCTAAAAAGAAGTAACAATGGCTGGAGAGATCAGTCGAGATGATGACTCGTATACCCACTTTTTTGATGGGTATAACACTCGTGTACCTCCACTGACCGCTCAAGATAAACACATGCTGGACTTTGCTATAAAAACAGCACAACAGCCTGTACTTGTTACACATGGTCAGATACTTCGAAACTTTGGAATGTATCCACCAGAGTTTTGGACTCGCGCCCAAGCATTGGCGCAACATCCAGACGTCTCAGACGAACAACGCGTAGGATTAGATAAAGTTATGCCAGAGCCATCACGTCCAGGACCAATGACTGGTGGCTATGACGTAGGACTTGGATTGGAGCAATACCCATGACTTGTGCAAACTGCGATAAGCCATCCCATTACGTATACCGACTTACTAAAGAGGTAGGCGTTCATTATTGCCCAAACCACCTTCCTCAGTTTCTTGATAAGCGCAAACGTGCTGGCCTTCTAGAAACAACAGAGCAGTGGAAAGCAGATAGAGCAGATAGTCTAACTGCAATTTCTTCTATTCCAGAAGTTGCTATTAAAGCAGAAGTAGAAGCGCCTAAAGTCGCTAAGAAGAAAGCCGCACCAAAGAAGGCAGAATAAAATGCCTATCATTCGCAAGTTCGCGGTGCAGGGTCATGCTGTACCATCAGTAGCGCACAGCCCTAGAGGACCGTTTTCGCCTGAAGTTCTAGCCCAACCAAGGATGGAACACGAGGAACAACACCCCGACTCCTTACACGTAGGATTAGACAATGTACGCTTCTTCAGATGTCGCGACTGCGAAGAAGTACTTCTAGAGACCGAATTAACCAATCATGATTGTGAAAGGATTTAACAATGGCTACAAATAATGATGGTCACCTCCTCGATTCCGCAGGAAACGTTGTAGTTGATTTCGTATGGGGCAACATGCCTCTTCAACCAAATGACGTTCGTCCTGTAGGATCAAAACTTACCTACGGTATGGACACCCACAACATTGCAGAAGATGCATGGAATGGTTTCCCACTTTATACTCCAAACACTTCAGGAACTCAATCAGGTGGAGTTGACTACATCACAGTTCCTTCTGTTATTGGCTTGACTACAGCAATTGCACAAGACACACTCCAAGATGTTGAAATGACAATTACAACAGCAGGAGCAGCAACTAACTCTCCAAAGACAGTTACCGCTGCAAGTCGTACATCAGGTTCACACCTATTGTCTCTTACATCTACTTCACACGGCTTCTCAGCAGGTCAACTTGTTGTCGTAGCCTCTGTAGATGCAACAGCAAATGGAACATGGGTTGTAGATTCGTCTACAACTACCAACACACTTGTAGTTGGAACAACTCCTACAACTTCTTTGTCTCTTACAGGACTTTCAGGAACAGCCGCAGGCTTGTCTGGAACCATTAAGACTCAAAGCGTTGCTGCTGGTGCTTCTAGCATCTCAGCAGGTGCTGCGATTACAATCACACCATTTGCCTAATAGGGTCTAATGCCTAACAAGCGTCCAACAGGTGGTAGCGCTATGCGGAAAACCCGTGTAGCGCTTCCGTCTGCCCAAGAACAACTGGGAGCCTTCTACGGTTTTGGTCCACGTCAAAGCGAAGGTATTGCCAAAATAACAGGTGCTGCTAATCCTTTTGCAGGATTACCAACAACTGCCCAGACCGCAGAGTTTGGTGAGTTTCAAGAGATCATCAGTATTCGCGACACTATGAAGCACTACGAGGGTCAAGTAGAGTACAACAACATGGCAGGAATGCCAACAGAACTTTCATACCAACGTCAATGGGAAGACGTCACCAATGGTGAAGAAAATCCTATCATCCCTGGATCGTACGGTGCTCAGTTAGACGAGGATGAATCCCCTGCTCAACTCACTGTGGTACCTACTTCAACGACAAACCACGAACGTCCTCGCACAGTTGCTGCAGGGTATGATGCTGAAGAAGAGAAGATTACCGTTGTATTTAGAGACGGAACTTTTTATAACTACTATGAGTGCAGCCCCTCTGAATGGGCCGCCTTTAAGTCCCGTGTATCCAAGGGTCAGTACATTTATAAATACTTAGACTTTCACCCTCGCGGGCTTGCAGATGTTACTAAGATTTCTGCCACTGCACGTAAGGCGTTTTACAAATTGGCAAGAACTTCCCAAATTCAATCTAAAGGTGCTAAGTTTAAGCCACTCAATACCAAACGGAGATAGATGCGTAAGAATCGGCTCATTAATATCGGTAAACACAGGTTTATTCAATACACTAACTTCCCTTATACTTGGGGAACTAAAGTGGTAACACGTGGTTGGACTCAAGAATCTGAAGAACCATATCGATCAGCCGCTCCCCTAATACTAAGACTTCCTAACTATATGGCGTTAGTCTTTGGTAAATGGACTGGAGTAAAGGAACAACAAGAAGTTGAAGAACTACTCGGAATAAGGGAAGTAACATACGATGATTTTAAAGAAGAAGCAGGATGGGTTCCAGCCCCAGACGAAAGTGGAGAAGAGAGTCTCGAAGATCTCTACGCCCGAATTAATAATGTGGATGGAGCAGTCGATGCATACGATTGGTCGACATATTACAATTTGGCAAAGGGAGCAGAGTAAAGACGATCTAGAAGAAGTACTTATGGGAGCAGAAGCATTCTATGCTATCGCTAAGGAACTTAAGAGACGATCTGAGCATACACTGTAACTATGGAAAACTATGACGAGAACAAATTTGAGGAAATCAATCCAGAGTTCTACTTAACTGATGAAGACAAGCCTGTAGAAGGCGACTCTCAAGTTGAACTCGACGAACTGTCGCAAGAGTTCGTTAACAAGTTGATCGAAAAGATCATGGATTTTCTAAAGGTACTTGTAGGCCATGACCTTCACCCGTACCAAAAGCCTTTGGCTCGTCGTATTATCGAGTCTGTAATTATCAATGATGGTGAAGAGATCACCGCCCTGGCCTCTCGTCAGTCAGGAAAGTCTGAAACAGTGGCAGATACAGTAGCCACACTTATGATCCTTCTACCTAGACTTGCAAAACTATATCCAGATCTATTGGGTAAATTTAAAGATGGTATTTGGGTGGGTCTTTTTGCTCCTACCGAAGGTCAGGCTGAAACTCTTTTTGGACGTACAGTTACTCGACTAACCTCAGAACGTGCCCTAGAGATACTAGGAGACCCTGAGATCGATGATAGCGCTGCACGTGTCGGCGGAGTAACTCGACAAATTAAACTTAAGAAGTCTGGTTCTACCATCACAATGATGACCGCTAACCCTCGCGCTAAGATTGAGTCTAAGTCTTTCCATCTTATCGTCATTGATGAGTGTCAAGAAGCAGACGACTTCGTTGTATCAAAGTCAATTTCCCCAATGCTCGCGTACTACGCAGGTACTATGGTAAAAACAGGGACACCAACTACTTCTAAGAACAACTTTTATAGGTCTATTCAACTAAACAAGCGTAGACAAACAACCCAGAACTCACGGCAAAACCACTTTCAATGGGATTGGAAAGACGTTGCAAAGATTCAATCCAACTACGAGAAGTTTATCCGTAAAGAGATGCTTCGAATCGGTGAAGACTCCGATGAGTTTCAGATGTCATACAACTGTAAGTGGCTTCTTGAGCGAGGCATGTTTGTTACCTCTACTATCATGGATGACCTGGGAGACACATCTGCCGAGTTAGTAAAGTCTTGGCACAAAACCCCTGTAGTAGTAGGTATTGACCCAGCACGTAAAACCGACTCAACTGTAGTCACTGTTGTGTTTGTTGACTGGGAACGCCCCGATGAGTTCGGTTATTTTGAACACAGAATCCTCAACTGGTTAGAGATGCAAGGAGATGACTGGGAAGAACAGTACTTCCAGATCGTTAACTTCTTACAAAACTACGATGTACTTGCCGTAGGAGTAGACGGCAACGGTGTAGGCGATGCTGTGGCTCAACGTTTAAAATTGTTGATGCCACGCTCTGAAGTTGTAGCCCTTACCTCTAGCCCAAGTGAGCAATCTAAGAGGTGGAAGCACCTTCAGGCTTTGATTCAACGTAAAATGATCACATGGCCTGCCCATGCTAAGACTCGTAGACTTCGTACTTGGAAGCGTTTTTACCAGCAAATGACCGATCTTGAAGTTACTTACAAAGGACCTAACTTTGCGGCGGCTGCTCCTGATGAGGCGTACTCTCACGATGACTTTGCTGACTCCCTATCGATTGCCTGTTCTTTGACCCAAGAACTGGTGATGCCTGAAGTAAGCGTCTCTACCAATGTGTTCTTTAGGTAAAAAAACACGCTAATTAGCAACACACACACTCGTTAAGGGTGGAAACTATGTACTAAGCAAAAGGCCTTTGCTAATACATCCTTAAGGAGTAACAATGACAATCTCACCAGCACCTCGTTTCCCAGAACGCTCTCCTCAGAACTATGAAATCAAGGGAGCAGGAAACGACGTTCGTCGTGGACCACTTCGCTTTGAAGAGGGTATCGCAACAGATACAGACGTTCCAAATGATTTTGAAAAGGGTATGGCTTCTGGTCAAGCAACAATGCCAGGACGCCCAAACCGCAACGCCCCAGTTTGGCAGAAGACTGCTGCAGAGACTCTCTCAGAGCGTGCACACGTCGGATCAGCCTCATGGGTTGAAGCACCAACATTCCTAGGCGAGTTTGCTCATGGAACAATGAATGACTACTCAGCAGCCACAATTGAAACTGCAGTTCGTTCAGGCGGAAAGACAGCACGTCAATCTGCAACAGTCGTCAACGACTAATTAAGCCTGACACCGATACGCCCCTACATTAGTGTGGGGGCTATCGAGTTATCTATGGAGGATAAATGCAAAAGCCTGCTAACCCTAAACTGTACGAGATGATCATCGCACAGGCTAAGGCTAAGTATGCAACTTTTCCTTCACCAGGTGCAAGTCACTGGGTTCATAGTCGCTACATAGAACTTGGCGGTCAGTTTGTTGAGACCCATGAAGATGACCGTATGAAAAAGATTCATCAAAAGAAGTTTGATGCTTCAAGGCATAAGGCTCTTGAGAAAAAACAAGAGTTAAAAAAGGGCGATAAGAAAAAGGGTAAGAAATAATGTCATATCTTGATTTTAGTCCACCGTCGTATAGAGCGGCATCGTCTGACTTAACAATCTCGATTTCACCATTAGGACTAGTAGAACTCGCTGATGAAGAGTTTGAAGTTCACGGGCCTCGTCTTAACCGTTACTCACTAAACTTTGCAATGTACCTAGGCCATGCCTGGGGTTATCGCCGTGAAACTGGCGAATCACAAATGACGTTTAACTATTACCGTGCATTTACTGACTATCTTGCACGTTTTACCTTTGCTAAAGGTATTTCATTTAGATCCCCTAAAGCCACTGAAGCCATTGTTCCAGCACGTTTAGAGCGTGTATGGGAAGTAGATAACGACAAGATGCGTGTTCTACTTGAAATGGCACAGCAAGGTGGAGTTACAGGTGACTGTTTTGTAAAGATTGCTTATGAAGAAGCCTGGTTAGACTCTGCAGGGCATACACACCCAGGACGTGTGCGTATCCTTCCGATGAACTCTGCGTTTGCTTTTCCTGAGTTCCACCCGCATGACCGTACTCGTCTTCTACGTTTTAAGCAGAAGTACCGTTTCTGGGGAACTTCACTAGAAGGAACTCGTCAAGTATTTACGTATACAGAAATTCTTACCGATGACATGATCGAGGAATATATCAACGATGAGTTGATCGATTCCCGCCCTAATCCAATCGGATTGATTCCAGTTGTTCATATTCCTAATATGCCTGTTACAGGTTCTCCATGGGGTCTTTCAGACTGTCAAGACATTATTACCATTAACCGTACTTACAACGAAATTTCAACTGATGTAGCAGATATCATCAATTACCACGCTGCTCCAGTTACAGTTATCATCGGTGCTAAAGCCTCCAACCTTGAAAAGGGTGCGAGCAAGGTATGGGGCGGTCTTCCAAAAGACGCCCAAGTATTCAACCTTGATGGTGGAGCAGACGGAATTAACGGCGCTCTTCAATACCTAGAACTACTCAAGCGTTCTATGCACGAAATGATGAATGTTCCAGAGTCTGCTCTTGGACAGGTTCAACCTATCTCTAATACATCTGGTGTAGCACTTTCTATCCAGTACCAGCCTTTGATGAACCGTTATGAGCAGAAGAAGGTTCAATACGGAAAAGGCATCGAGCGTATCAACGAACTTATTCTTCGTACGTTGTCCCTTAAAGAGCCAGAAACATTCTTATACAACCCAGACGTTGATGGTCCAATTAAGCCTGGACAGTATGATCGTTTAGATCCTAATGACCCACTTACGTACCAAAACTACGTACAGTTCCCACCACCACTTCCTCTTGACAAGTTGATCATTCTCAATGAAATTCAAGCAAAGATGTCTGCTGGATTAGAGTCTAAGGAAGGCGCACTTCGCGCACTTGGAGAAGAGTTCCCTGAAAACAAACTTCAAGAGATCCGTGATGAGATCATGAACGATGCTAAGGCAGACGGTGCCCTACAACTTCTTAAGATTCAGATCCAAAAGGAAATCATGGATATGACAGGAATGATGCCAGGGCCAGATGGCTCCGCCATTCCTTTACAGCCAACTGAACTTGGTGATGGAGACATCATGGGTGATGGGATTCTTGGACCTGAAACCCCTCAAAGTGTAAACGATCCAGCCCAACAAGAAAACCAAATGATGGTTGAACAGGATGAGGCTGCAATTCGTAACCAACTCGTGACGGATGCGTACGGAACTAAAGAGCCACAACGCAGTAACGTCGACCGAGACGAATAGGATTCTGATAATAAATCAGAGTATATCGAGACAATTGCGACAATATGTAATGCAATAGTCTTGTAAGAAATCAAGGGATACGCCGTAAGGCATTCGGACAACGAGACAAGAAAAATAGGTGACCAACTATGGCCAACAACGGATATGCAGAAGATATTTTTGCAACAAATACACAGGTAGATCCTGTTATTGCAGAAATTCAAAACGTACCAACAGGTGCGGAACAAGCCGAATCAGTTCTTGCAGCGTTTACCGCTGAGGACATTGCCAAGGCTCGTGAGCAAGAAAAATCAAAGTTGTACTCACAAATGGAAAAACTCAAGAGTGAAGTAGAGACTTTTAAAAAGGAACGCGAAGATGAGATCGCTCGTAAAAATGCTGAACAGGCATCATACGAAGCAGATCGTCTAGCAAAGCAAAAGGCTGCAGAAGAAGAAGAACTTTCTGCTAAGGAACTCCTCGCTAAGAAGGAGCAAGAATGGAATGCTCGTTTTGAGCATGAAAGTCTTGAAAGAGAACGCGCCTTCGCAATGCTTGAAAAGGAACGCGAATTCCAAGAACTCCAGAATTATCGCCAAGCACGACTAGAGGAAGAGCGTGAAACAATCGTTCCTCAACTTATCGACTTGATCAACGGTAATACACAAGATGAGATTGAACAAAGCATCGCTTCTCTTAAAGAGAAGTCTGCAGGAATCATGCAAGATGTCATGCAGACTGTTCAAGCAAACAAGCAACAAATGGTAGGTGCTCGTATTACAGCCCCTGCTAGTGGACCTCTCGATAATGATTCGGAACAACGATCGTACTCACCCGACGCAATTCGGGACATGTCAGTGGCAGACTATGCGAAACAACGTGCCAAGTTACTTGGACAAGCAGCCAGCAATCGTGGTCAAGGTCTCTTCGGAAACTAAGAACCCAACCTCAACTATAGAAAGGACTTGACCTAACATGGCAAGTGCTATTACAGGATCCTCGCAACTCGCGGGCGCACCAACAGCGTACTCAGGCTCAAACTCAAGCCTGAACCAAGCAATTCAAACAATCTGGTCAAAAGAAATTTTGTTCCAGGCAATGCCAATTCTTCGTTTCGAGCAGTTCGCAGTAAAGAAGACTGAACTAGGAGTTTCTCCTGGTCTTCGCGTGAACTTCCTTCGTTACCAGAACTTTGCTGTCAACCCAACACCTCTTACAGAAGGTGTTCGTATGACAACAAACGCTCTAACAGCAGAGCAGATCGCAATCACAGTTGCAGAACAAGGTTACGGCGTTGCTGTTTCTGAACTTCTTCTCAACTCTTCATTCGATGACGTTATGGCTTCTGCTTCACGTCTTCTTGGCCGTCACATGGCTCAATACCTTGATCTCCAGGCTCGTAACACCCTTTCTGCTGCAACATCAGCAGTATTTGGTTACGATCGCACAGGTCTTCAAGGCATCAACGACTGGTACAACGAAGGTACAGTTGGAACATCAATCTCAGGCCTAACAGGTAACTTCAAGTTGTCTACAGGTGCTGTTAAGGATGCTGCTCTTACCCTCGCATCAAAGAACATCCCTCGCTTGGGCGAGACCTATGTTCAGTTCATTCACCCAAAGCAATCTCGTGACATCCGTACAAACCCTGAGTTCATCGAGGTTACAAAGTACGCTGCACCAGGTAACTTCATGCTCGGTGAAATTGGACGTATCTACGATGTAGTCTTCATCGAAACAACACAGGTGAACTCATTCTCATCTGGTTCTGTTATCGATTACAGCAACTACGTTGGTACACCAGGTTCTTCAACATCTGTTCCAGTTGATGCTAACACCGCTCCAGGTGAAGGTGGATTCCCAGAGAACGTTGGAGCATCTGCTTATCCAAACGGCGGTTCTTCAAACACAACTGCTGCAACTGTTTATGAGTCAATCATGATCGGTGACAACGCATTTGGTCACGCAATCAGCCTTCCAGTTGAACTTCGCGATGGTGGCGTTCTTGACTTCGGTCGTGAGCACGCTCTTGCTTGGTACGCAATCTGGGGTCTTGGTGTTATCACCGACCAGGCTATCGTTAAAGTTTATACAAATTAATAACTAATTTGTAAGAATTAGTCTTACACTAAGGGGTGTAATAGCCCCTTAGTGATAGGCAAAGAATGAAGACTCACTGTAAAGCAGGACACGAGTTTACTGAGCAAAACACGTACTACTACAAGTCCAAAAGAATTTGTAGAACTTGCAGAAAAAAGACAATGCAAAAAAGGCGTATTCCGAAAGGATATGCAAATAGTCGCAAAACACATTGTCCGAAAGGACATCCGTATGACGACAGCAACACGTCTTTATGGCGAGGAAAAAGAATCTGTAAGGCTTGCGCCAAAGTTAACGCAGACTGGCAAAGATTAAAGAAGTACGGTTTAGATCGACAAACCTACCAAGAGTTGTTGATTAAGCAAAAAAATAAATGTGTTCTTTGTTTAAAAGAGTTTAGTTCTACCCCACATATTGACCATAATCATGAAACAGGAAAAGTAAGAGGACTCCTCTGTTACCCCTGTAACTCAGGATTAGGACAATTTGAGGATGATGTAGACCGATTAAAACGGGCTATAAAATATCTAAAAAAGTAGTGTCTGTGGGTCATACTCCTTCTTTGGCCCACAGCCATCACTAACTAACTAACTAGAAAAGGAAAAAGACATCGTGGCAAACACACCAACAAGTCCTCTAGACGCGACAGGACATGCAGCAGAAAAAGCAGCAAAGGCTCGCATCAAAGAACAACAGGCCCGCTCAGAAGAGATCTCTCTTGCAAATGCGGCTGAAAATGAAAGTATTAAGCACGATACGTTTGACCCAAAGCACCCTGATGCACCATTGGTTCTTGATGAGATTGAGAACGTTGGTGTTAGTGTAAACAACGACTACGTTGTTATCCGTACACAGCATGATATTACTGACATGACATACGGAGTAGGAAACCACTATTCATTCAAGGCTGGTGTCAAGTATCGCGTACCTGCAGGTCTTGCAGGGTACCTTGAGCAACTTGGATATGTTTGGCGTCCAAACTAAATAGACGTCGCTACTAGTCTAACCTCAACTGGTTCCCGCCCTCCTCCCAGTTGGGGTTAGGCCTTTTTTATGCGGATTTAATTGTCATTACAGTAGATAATAAACGCATCTAGTTTTCGGAGGTTTAGTGGCTACATTAACAAACTTGGCTAGTCGCCTTCGTGATGAGTTGGGCGACTTTGGTAAGTCCTTTGTCTATCAAGCAACAGGGGATGGATCAACAGTTCGTTTTCTTGTTCCTTATAGCCCTATTGACGGTGAGACACTTATCGTCCATGTTAACGGGTCTGATGTCTCCACTACAGTCACTGTAGAAGAAGAGACAGGGTATGTAACATTTGATACAGCACCTGCATCTGCTGCCCCAATCATCTTTGCGGGAACGTACTTCCGCTACTTTACTAACCAAGAGATTTGCCAGTTTGTCAATGATGCATTTACTCAGCACACTGCAAACCATGCAGACTCATTTGGACGACCTGTATCCTTAGCCTCACTTCCTGGTGTTGAAGAATACCCTGTGGTCATTTATGCCTGTACTTTGGCTATGTACACCCTTGCTAACGATGCTTCTTTTGACATTGATATTACAGCCCCAGATGGCGTAATGATTCCCCGTTCTGAACGTTATCGCCAAGTCATGAACATGGTACAAGAGCGTAAAGAACAATACAAAGAACTTTGCTCACAACTTGGTATTGGTCTTTATAAGATCGACGTATTTCAACTGCGTCGTATTGCAAAGTCAACAAACCGTTACATTCCGATCTACTTGCCGCAAGAAGTGGATGATACATCCATGCCACAACGTGTTCTATTGCCAATGCCTACATATGGAAGCCAAGAATTTCCAACTGATATCCCTAACTACGACCTCAACATGTACGAGGGAGATTCATTTGAGGTTACTCTCACCTTCCCATTTGATACAACTGCGTATACATGGGCATCTGAGATCCACCTTGTCTTTGGTGATGACATCCCACTTGTGGCATTTACTGTCGAGCATGTAGACGGTCATACAGATCAGTTAAAACTATCTTTGACCAACATTCAAACTACCTTGCTTCCAGAACTATCCTTTTGGGATATTCGTGCAAAGTCTTCGTCTGACTCTACCTACGAGCAGACTTACATGCGTGGAGCAGTATTTACAACGCCAAGGGCAACTGTTTCATGAGCCATGCCGAAGGTTGTGGCTGCAGCGCTTGCTCTGTACAGGTAAACGTACCTGCACCTATCAATGTAGTTGTCTCTGTTCAAAATGTCATCCAATCAACCCAGGGACCAATTGTTGTACGTCCTGGTCAGGGTGGAGCGGCAGGCATACAGGGGACGCAAGGCACACAGGGTCTTCAAGGCCCTTTAGGTCCAGACAAGCCTTTTGCATACGCATACACCCAGTACAGCCCAAGTGCTACATGGAGTATTGCACATAACCTTAATTTTTATCCTAACGTCACTACACTTGACTCATCTGGTGCAATTTGTGAGGGCGAAATCGATTATATAGACAGTAACAATATACGGGTCACATTTTTAGCAGCGTTTAGCGGAACCGCATATCTGTCTTAAGGAGACATAATGGCTCGTAAATTTTTCACGCCTATAGATTTAACAGGTCTAGAACTTCAGAATGCAAAGATTCAAAATCTTGCCTCTGACCCTTCAGGGTACGGTTCTGGTGGCATCTACTACAACACTGCCCACAATGAACTCCGAGTATACAATGGCACGAACTGGGTTCCAATCGGCGGTGCTATCGAGTACGGCGTCGCTGCCTCTCGACCATCTGCAGGTAACGCTGGCCGTGTCTACGCCACAACAGACACCCAAACCCTTTTCCTCGATAACGGAAGCACCTGGGTACAGATCGGTGTTCCAGGAAATGCTACCTATGTAAACTCTGTTTCTGGTACAACTAACCAGATCTCCGTATCTACTACAACGGGAGACATTACCCTCAGTCTTCCTAATGAAGTAAACATCGATAACAGCCTTACCCTTGGTGGAACAGGCGATGGCGGCGTACTTAGCGTACAGACCACAACGGGTACCACCGTTTTTGAAGTAGATTCTGCTGGAGACATCAACGATAACTACCATGGCAATGGAACGTTTACAAGTGCCACTGGTCTTATCAACATCAACAGTTTTGTAAACATTTCCTCTGAAAACTCTACACCTTCAGGTTTCTTGTTTGTTAACCCTGCACCTGTCAGCGATGGCTCAACCTCTCCAGCCCTTCACCTTGAATCTTCTGGAGACCTTGCGCTTCGTGCAGGTGCTAATGACTCAAACGGTAACATTATTCTTTACACAGGTTCTACTACAAATGGAAACTCAGGTAAGGTTTATATTGGTTGGAACAACGAAATTGACTCTGGAGCGGGTGCCTCTAACCAGGTAGCAACTATTGGTGATATTACCTCTGCAGCGTACATCACTTCTGTTTCATCTGATTTCACTGTAACTTCTGGAGAACTTACAATCAATGCAAGCACTCTTGCATCTGATCTTTCTTCTTACTTTGATGCTGCAGGAACTGCTACATCTCAAGGTTACATCACCTCTTCTGAGCAATACTTGCAGTCTGTTGATACAACTAACTTTAACGTTTCTGGAACCGAACTTTTCCTTAACAGTGAGATCCAGGTTCAAAAGACCTCGTACTGGCGTTCAGGAACTCAGCAAGGTGTTATTGCAGCGCAGTCTGACAGTTCTCTTCGTTTAACTGCTATTACAGGCGCCCTTGAACTTGAGTCAAACGATGGAGATGTTTCTCTTAATCCATCAAGTGGAAACATCCAGGCTAACAGCGCTCGCATCAAGAACCTTACAGACCCAGTAGATGCACAAGATGCTGCTACTAAGCACTACGTAGACGGAGTTGCACAGGGTCTTCGTATCAGGGACTCCCTTGATGCTGCAGCACTTGTAAACGTAACAGGTACGTACACTGATGGAACCACAGACGCATCAGGCGGTCTTGGAGTTGGTGCAACGTTTACAACTACTGTATCCGCCCTTGATACTGCTACAGGCGATACCGATGAAGTAAACGATCGTGTCGGTTTGTTCTATCAGTCTACTGCTACTCAAAACGGTATCTATACAGTTACTGCAAATGATGGTACTAACGTTACTCTTACTCGTTCAATCTACGAAGATAACTCCTCACTAGATGAACTTCATTATGGAAACTTCTACTTCGTATCAGCAGGTACTTCTGCTGGAACTGGTTGGGTTCTTACCAATGAGGGAACAGGTACAAACGAAGATATCAAGATCGGCACAGATCCAGTTGAGTTTACTCAGTTCTCTGGTAGCGGAGCGTACATTGGCGGAGACGGAATCTCCATCTCTGGAAACACAATCTCTGCGGTTGTTCAAGGCACCGAAGGTCTTCAACTTACTTCAAGTGGTATCGGTGTTAACGCTGGTACAGGTCTTGAGTTCAACGGATCTACTGGTGCCCTTCAGGTAACTGATTACTCTGCAATTGCTAAGAAGTATGCAACTAACGTTGGAGATGGAACAAACACAACGTTTACAGTTACTCACTCACTTAGCACTTACGATGTTGTTGTAACAATCTACGACAACACAACAAAGGCTGAAGTGTTTGCAGACGTTGCTCATACAACAACAGACACACTTACAGTTTCGTTTGCTGTAGCCCCATCTTCAAACGCATTCCGAGTTGTAGTTGTAGGTTAACGACCTAGAAGGGCGTAAATGAGTCGTCGGTTTTTAACACCACTCAACGTACTGCATCTGGCCTCTGCGCCAAGCAGTCCGTCCCTTGGCGACCTCTACTTTAATACCACTGAAGGTCTTCTTTACACATTTGATGGAACTACCTGGGTAACTGGTGTAGGTGTACAGGGCACTCAAGGAATACAGGGTGTACAAGGATTTGATGGAGTACAAGGAACACAAGGTATTCAAGGTGATGCAGGATCTGCCCTAATCGAAATAGACGGCGGTAATGCCACTTCTAACTACGGTGGAATTACTTCAATTGACGCTGGCACAGCGACAGGATGAGGATAAAATACTAAAATGGCTATTCAAATCCAATTTAGGCGTGATACTGCCGCCAACTGGTCATCTGCCAACCCTCTTCTTGCTATCGGTGAACTTGGTTTAGAAACTGACACTGGAAAGTTCAAAGTAGGTGATGGTGTAACGTACTGGAATGATCAAGTTTATGCATCTGGTATTCAGGGTATCCAAGGACTTCAAGGTGTGCAAGGTACGGACGGAATTCAAGGCTTGCAGGGAATGCAAGGTTTGCAAGGTGTCCAGGGAACGCAAGGAACACAAGGCGTACAAGGTACACAGGGTTTGCAGGGTGTTCAAGGAACACAAGGAATCCAAGGCATCCAAGGGTTGCAAGGCGTACAAGGTACGCAGGGTACTCGTGGAACTGAGTGGTTTACAGGTTCTTCAGATCCTCTATCTACAATTCCTGGTATTGCTAATGGCGATTTTTATTATCAAACAACAAACAGCACAACATGGCAGTACAACGCTGGAATTAGTACGTGGTATTTAATTGGTAATATCCAAGGTACGCAAGGAACTCAGGGACTACAAGGAGTTCAAGGAACCCAGGGAATCCAGGGAATCCAGGGCGTTCAAGGTCCCCAAGGTACACAGGGTGTAACTGGTTCACAAGGCACCACAGGAGCACAGGGAGCCACAGGTACACAAGGTTTTGACGGTACTCAAGGCACACAAGGAATTCAAGGGCCTCAAGGAATCCAAGGAACACAAGGACTGCAAGGTGTTCAAGGAACTCAGGGAGTACAAGGAGTCCAAGGCCCACAAGGAACTCAGGGAGTGCAAGGGGTACAAGGCACTATTGGATCACAGGGAACCCAAGGTATCCAGGGTCTACAAGGACCTCAAGGTACGCAAGGCATCCAAGGCAATCAGGGCACACAGGGTGTACAAGGTACACAGGGACTACAAGGACCACAGGGTACCCAAGGTGTACAAGGACTGCAAGGTCCTCAAGGACTGCAAGGCGTACAAGGTACGCAAGGCATCCAAGGTGTACAGGGCTTGCAAGGCCTTCAAGGTATGCAAGGTAACCCTTCAAACCAAAACGCTCACCAGTCTGTTCACTCCGTTCAAAACTCACCATTAGGAAATGGCGCTACATACACTTCTGGAACTGCTGATGTAGAAAACGGCTATGGTGTAGGTGCAACAATCGCTGCATCAACAAATGGCGCCCTTGTTATTGATGGGTTTACTCCGTATGCTGGAAACCGCGTTCTTATTAATGGTCAATCAAATGCTATTCAAAACGGTATCTACACTGTAACAAACACAGGCTCTTCTACCTCTACATGGTTGCTCACACGTGCTACCGACTACGACAACCACATCATTGGTCAGGTTGAAGAAGGCGACTATGTTTACGTTACTGACGGAACAACCTACAAGGGAACTGCTTGGATTCAACTTAACTACGGATTAGAGAACTCTGACGGATCTATCCGCATTGGTACAGATGCCATCAACTTCACTGAGACCTACGGAGTAGGTGTCCAGGGTATTACTGGTGCTCAAGGCGCTGGTGGAACAATTGCTTACTGGGGATCGTTCTACGATATCACCACTCAGACAATATCTAGCACAACAACTGCATACCCAGTTGCAATCGGTAACTCTGACCCAAACTCTACAGGAATTAGTGTTGTAAGCGGTAACCGACTTACCTTTGCTTACACTGGTGTTTATAACATCCAGTACTCTTTACAATTCTTTAGTACTGACTCTAATGGGGATGTAGCAACTGTTTGGCTTCGTAAGAACGGTGCAGACATTGCAGACTCAGCCTCACAGTTTGGTATCCCAGGCACAGGGCATGGCGGAACTGGACAGTTTATTGCCAATGCACCAATCAACCTAAGCCTTAATGCTGGCGATTACATTCAATTTATGTGGACAGCCTCATCCACTCTTGTTCAAATTGACACCATTGCTGCGGGAACCACTCCTACAACTCCAGTAACTCCTGGCGTCATTATTACTGCAAACCAAGTTGCTTACGCAGTTCAAGGAACGCAAGGTCTACAAGGTATACAGGGTGTCCAAGGAACTAACGGTTTACAAGGCTTTACAGGTACTCAAGGTGCTCAAGGTCTTCAGGGAATTACTGGAGCACAGGGTACGCAGGGACTACAAGGACTTCAAGGTGTCCAAGGAACTCAAGGAGTCCAAGGAACCCAAGGAACCCAAGGTACTCAAGGCACCCAAGGCACCCAAGGAAATTCAGGGTCTCAAGGTTTACTTGGTATTCAAGGCGTAACAGGTAACCAGGGAACAACTGGCACAACAGGCGCACAGGGAACACAGGGCGTACAAGGTCTGCTTGGACTCCAAGGAGCCACTGGTACACAGGGCATACAAGGTTTACAAGGAACTATAGGCTCTCAAGGAACTGCAGGATATGTAGGGTCCAATGGAGCACAAGGAACCACAGGCTCACAAGGTACGATTGGTCTTCAAGGTTTTACTGGAACTACTGGTGCACAGGGTACTATCGGCGCTACAGGCTCCCAAGGTATTACGGGTACAACTGGTATCCAAGGAGCAACAGGAACAACTGGCGCTCAAGGCACCACAGGTACAGCAGGTCTACAAGGAACAACTGGTTCCTCTGGAATTGTTACTGTAGGTAATGGTCTTCAGTATGTATCTGGTACTGGAACACTCTCTCTTCAGTCTGTAACAGGTACTGGTTACACAACCGTACTATCTCAGTCACCTACCCTTGTTACACCTAATATCGGTGCAGCGACTGCAACCTCTGTTTCTGTTGGTTCTCTGACCTATACACCTGCAAACGCACTCTTTACTGCAGCAAGTTCTACGAACAATTACAACCAGATGATTATCCAAAACTCACTTCAGGGTACTAACGCATCTGCTGACGTAATCGTTAACAACAACTTGTCTACAGACTCTAGTTACTATGGTGACTTTGGTATTAACAGTTCAGTTTTCTCTGGAACTGGAAGCCTTTCGTTGCCTAATGCTACGTACTTGTATTCAGCAAACGGTGATCTTGCAATTGGTACTTCTACCTCAAATGCTTTGCACTTTGTAGTTAACAGCAGTGCTACTGACTCATTAACGATTTCTACTTTAGGAGCAGTCTCTGTAACAAGCACAGCCGCTACTAACGTCGGTATGGTTGTTGTGGGTGCGGCTTCACAGAGCGCAGATCTTCAAGAGTGGCAGAACTCATCAAACACAGTGCTGGCTAAGATTGACTCAAAGGGTAACCTTACCGCTAATAAC